CCCCTCCCTCATTTATCCCGACGTTGCGCACGGAGGGGGGCGAGCGGTCTAGAACGAATCCCGGAAAAAGTTTTCCCCCCCCCTACCCTGGGGAGTGCCATTTTTTGGTGCATTTTCACCCCCTGGTCACCGGTTCCAGTGATGGCCGGGATCCACGGGGCGACCGTCAGGGTTGCAGCCTGGGACCGTGCCGGTCCGCTCCATCCGCTGCTTGGTCGAGTCGTGACAGAACTTGCAGAGGCTCGCCCAGTTCGCCGGGTTCCAGAACAGCTTCCATGCCGCCTTGAGCCGCACCGGATCACCACTGTCCTTGGCGTCCTTGAGCCTGGGCGCAATCTTGTGGTCGACGACTGTTGCCGCGACGGGCCGCTGATCAGTCGAACACATCGTGCAGTAGGGGTTCTCCCGCAGATGTCCATCGCGGGACTTCTGCCACTTGTACCCGTAACCGCGCTCCGTGCTACTGCCGCGACGTTCATTGCTCTGACTGGACATCGGCAGAAACCTCACGCACGCCAAGTCGCTTGGCAGCCCAACGCTCATACAACCCGATCGCAACATCTGCGCCCGCCATTGCTGTCAGGCATCCAAGTGCGCCAGAGGTCCAGATCGACATGCCCGCCGCGTACAGCAGCATGATCGCTGACACTCCGCATACCACGCAGGCGCCGGACCGAAGGGCTAGCCGCCGAATCAGCGCCCAACCCCGCGCCCCTTCTTTGTCCGCGCGCCACATCTCGCCCGACACACCGCCCACCAGGGCCAGGACGATCACTAACCAGATCGGCATTTCTGCCAGCGCTTGCTGTTCGTTCGTCATTTCCCGGCCTCATAAACGCGAAAACCCGGCGCGAGGGCCGGGTTTGTGGTGAGGTCGCTGGTTGCGTACCTCTTTGAACATGGCTGATTTATACCCCTCCAGTCCGGTGGCAGCAAGCGTTTAACGCTGCCACCCCGCAATCAACGGCCATCAGCGGCAATCAACGGCAATCAACGGACACGTACCGGAAATCAACGGCAATCAGCGGACATATAACGTAACTGGCTACCGCCCCGCAGGGCAGTGACCGACCAGCCCCACATAACTAAAGACAAGTGCGCCACTTGCAGCGCCCAAGAATCAAAGCGCTGACCTACCGTCCTACTATTTATTACCTTTTCCCCCGTATAGAGAGAGATTAATAAACGCTGCGCGTGATGCGCGTGCGCGTAGGTACGCGCACTACGCGGGGAAATCCCGGAAAAGGTGGGACGGAAGGTCAAAGCCCCGATTGGCGCGGTCTGCGCCTGCTCCACCAGCAATAACACCAGTAGGCCAGGCCGGACAAACAGCATGATCACGCTGCGCGCTCCAGCAACATACCTGCGATCTCCAGATGGGCAGCATGCAAGCGCTCATAGTACTGCGTACGCCCGCATCCGCAATGCGCCCACTTCTGACGCTCTGCGCTCTCACGGTTTAGGTATTGCTCGTACACCACCTGCTCCAGTTGCCAAGACAGATGCTTGTTTACTATCACCTCAATGTCCGCACTCCATGGCAGCAGCATCCTCGAACCACCGCGTGTGCCACGAATCAGTTCTCCCTTGCAATCCATCAACTGGCCCAACATGGTGCTAGCAGATCCATTTGCACCTCCACATCCATGCATATCGAGCGCCCACAACTTCAACATCTCATCCATTTCAGGGATCAAAATGCAGTCTCCTGCCTGGGCTCGACCATCCCGCGCTTCCACTCGGCCGGCTTCAAATACTCATAACCACGCACCCCACCAGGGCCACTAGTCCGGCGTCGGCGCGGCCATTTAAGTCGGTGCATAATCTTACCGATCCGCATCTGCTCAGGCTTGCCCCAGTGGCTGGGGTCGATATTCAGCGCATGCTGCAACAAGTGCGCGCCCGTCACCGTTTCGCCGAGATGCTTGGCTGCCAGGTAGTGAACCACTGGTTCTTCCCACATATCCGCCTGGAAGCGCTTATCCTGCTCAGCCGCAAACAGTTCGTTCTCTTCACGCTCGGCCCACCAAATATCTCCCGCGCGAAAACAGGCTACCGCCTCGGCCCAGAGTTGATCACGATCGGCCCGCAGGCCATCCAGATCCACCTTCGTACACGTCACCGGCCAATAACGGCGGTTGCCCGTGTCATCCTTCAGGTACTCATCCTGGTTCGTGGTGCCGATAAATACGCTCTGGCGCGGCACACTCAAATGCCGTCGTCCATAGCTCTCTCGGTAATGGTCCGTAGCCGATGAAACGAATTGCTTGGCCTTCGTCGTATCGGACTTATTAAGCGCATCCAGCTCCGCCATCTCAATGATCCACTTACCCCGGATCGCCTGATACGCATCCTTGCTGCTCATATCGAATGCCGTGTCCATAAACCACTTGCCGGCAAGCACGCCGGCAGCCGTCGACTTACCCTCACCCTGCAACCCCTCCAGAATGAGCATCACATCAACCTTACAGCCTGGCCGGAACACCCGTGCCACGGCAGACAGCAACCAACGCTTACCCACCTTGCGGGTATACTCACTATCCGCAACGCCCAGCCGATCCTGTAGCCACCTATCCAGTCGCGGTGCACCATCCCACACCAACCCATCCAGATAATCGCGCACCGGATGAAAGGCATTGTCATGCGCAACAGAGTTCACCGCCTCAAACACATTCGGCGACTTCACAGACAACCCGTAAACCTCGGCCAGCCACATCATCACCTTGATATCGTCGATATCCTCCCAGTCACCTGCACTGCCACCAAACGGAGGCGTGCGCGCCTTGATAATTTTCGACGCGAACGAATCCCACGCAATCACCCCGCCCCAGCGCGAGTCATTACCCAGAATCAATCCGACGTTATAAGGGTGCGCCAGAATTCCACCCTTAGCAGACCGCAGCAGCTTTTCATGCCATCCAGCATCCGTCGCCGGCCTCACCAGCGCCAACACCTGGCGGCGCACCGCATCTAACCCCTCTGCACAGTGCAGGTCATTAAAATCCGTCCAACCAACCTCGCGGTCGTTATCGAAGATCGGCAACACCACCTGACCACCAACGACCACCGCCGCGTTCCCCGCCTTCACCTTGCCCGTGTTGAACGGTTTACCCTGCACTTGGGTTTTCCAATCATCATCGGCACAGAACAGCAGCGGGCGACCGGGATAGCGCACCCGCAAACCCTGTGCCACCGGCAACAGATTGCCAGCATCGAAGCACACCGCCACGGTCAGTGCGGTGGCCATATGCAGGCTCGCGCCGGTCGCGTACCCCTCGCACACAAGAATCACATCGCCAGGTTCAGGTTCAGGGCCGATCAAATGCACTGCTCCCTCTTTCTCCAAGCCCGCCGGCCAATAGGTCTTGTTACGCCCAAGCTTGGGCTGCACCTCAGGGAACAACACCTGCAGGCCGATCACCTCCCAGGTTTTTACACTGCGCATCGGTACAAGGGCACAGCCTGATTTGTGCTTATAACGCAGGCCAAACCCGGCCACACGCTTCGCATCCAGATACGCGCAATGGCCCTTTACCTCCAAATGCTTCCACATACCCGCAGCACGGCGCGCGGCAGTTCGATGTTTGCGCGCTTCGGCCTCAGCCGCCTTACGCTGGCCCTCCTCGGCTCGCGCCCGCATCACCGCCCGATCCTCAGCGCTCAACCGGCCACCCTTGACCTTGATCTTCTGCCAACTTCCCTTCTCACCCTGGCGCCAGTCACCAAAAGCACCGCAATACAGTGTCTTGCCGCCAGTCAGATGTTCATAGATCACATACCAGCCCGTTTTCTCTGGGGCCTTATCACCGTCGCACTCACAACGCGTTCGCTTACCAATCACCAGTGGGGTTTCTGGTTTAAGCCCGTAGTCCTGCAACTGGGCCAACACATCATCGAGCAGTTCGTGATTAGTCATGCCCGTACCTCACGCCGGTCTGCCAGCTCCTGGCAGTCAGTACAGCGCGTACAGCCGCGATCAAGCATTGCCAACCGTCGGGCCTCTTGGATGACATCCTCGCAGTCCACGCACTTGAGCGTACATTGGCCTGGATTGGCAGTAGGTCGCGCGGCAATGGCCACTGCGAGATTAAGAGCAATGACCTTATCAGCAACATCTGCATTGTCAGACATAGGTCAGATCCTCCGTGTGTTTCTTGCGGAGCACCGCGCGCAATTTGAAAACCGCCTGCACCATGCGTTCGGCCAGCAGTTCAAACTCAGCCAGCTCGTCATCGTCCAGTTTGTCATCGGTCAATGAGGTCGATACATGTGTGGCCAACTGCCCCTCGCGGGAAAGCAACTCACCAATGCAAGCCATTAGCGACTGCGCTGTGTCGGTATCGCTCAACTCGGAAACGTCGATTCCCACCCAACCGATGGGATGCAATAACGCATCTACGATGCGCGGATCGCGCGTGGCATCCAGCACCAATTCAAGATCGCCAATATTAGGCGTGTGACTGGTGTTGGTCAGGCTCAGTTTATGATTGAGCGTGGTGGCGTTGCCGCCGTCGATAGCTGCAATGGCTGTGGCACCGCCGGGATAATCGCGTGCGGCGTGGAGCAAAGCTTGCGGTAGAGTCAAGAGCGAACGCCGTGCGCGCTCAATGGAATTGAACTGTTTACGGTTCATGGCAAAACTCCAAAAACTCTGCCAGTGACCGCCGCGTGCCTGTTTGATACAGTTGCGCCGTGATCACTCACAGGTGGTCGCATGCAGCCGGGCGCTCTGTGGTAGAAACTCCGGCTGCACCCCAATGGCAAGGCACACGCTCCGCATGTACCTTGCCGTTACAGCCTGCAGACCGTGGTGGGTTAGCAGGCAACCCAAGGCGTCCGTGCCTTGGCAGCGCGGTAAAGAGAGGCGGTTTGCATGTGGTTTGCCCGCCTACCTTTATCGCGACCCCGACAGCACTGTGGTGGTGTGTGCCGGGAGGAACTGGGCGGCCTTTAGGTCGCCTTTTTTCTAAGCCGCGCTCGCTATTTCCTGCGCTGGAGGGAAAACCTCATCTAGCGAGCAAACAGAACCAAGCTTGTTTAGCGCGTGGATGATGGCGCGGCATTCAGCAAGGCCAGCGGTACGACGGCCAGCCTCATAATTGCTCACACGAGTCTGGGTCCACCCTAACGCAGCAACTAGTTCCCGCTGCTTGATTCCTGCCCGCTCCCGATACTCAGCAATACGATTCATACCATGGCCTCCATTGAGTCACGCCGATAATAAGCACATAACGTGAAATGTTCAACACGAAAAGTAAGAATGAAATATTTCAAGAAGTGATAAAAAAAGCACATGAACACATTAGGCAATCGCATCAAACGACTTAGGAAAGCGAAAGGTATGAGCCAGCAGTCTCTTGCCTTCGCCTGTGGATGGGAATCCCAATCTCGAATTGGCAATTATGAAAGGGGAACCCGTGAGCCAAACCTTCAAGATTTAGAGAAATTAGCAATTGCGCTAGGGGTGCCATTCCCAGACTTAGTGGCTGGACGCGATCGATCCGAAATCAATGCATTCCCAGATGCTATTCAAGGCAGAGTTCGATCCGAAGACAGCCTTGTCAGGGATTTCGGACGATCTAAAGATAAAGGCCAGCCCGTCAGCAGCCGTGTCGGATGGGCCAAGGAAGGGAAAGTGCCAGTAATAGGAAACGCTCAGCTTGGCAATGCAGGCTATTTTGAAGCTCTGGATTTCCCACCAGGCCATGGTGATGGCTACCTAAATATCCATAGCGATGACCCCGACGCTTACGGTCTGAAAGTGACAGGCGACAGCATGCTGCCGCGCATTAAAAACGGCGAATTTGTGTTAATTGAACCCAACAAAAGCTTTTACAGCGGCGACGAGGTAATGGTCCGCACCTCGGCAGGCCGAACAATGATTAAAGAGTTCATCTACCTTCGCGACGGAATGTACAGGCTAGACAGCGTGAATGCTGAACACGAGTCCGTTCACGTCCCAGAACAAGACGTTCTCGAAATTCACTTAGTTGGCGGAATTCTCAAGTCATCACGGTTTTTGCACAGCGCAGACGAAATTTAAGCACGGAACGTATTGACACGGATAAGCACGGTGCGTGATATTTGCCTCACTCCCTACCACAGAGCGAGGCAATTCCCATGCAAACCGCAACCTTGCACGTACTCCCAACGTGCCCAGAAAGCCGCGTTTTCGAGGTGCGCCGCCTAGCCATAATCTACGGCTGCGCCTTCGCCCCCACCAAACGCAAATCAACCACCACCCCTAC